AATATAGAAGTTCTTCATGTGAACTTCCATAGCAGAGAAGCACCTCAGTGTCGGACTTCTCTGTAATTGGCTTTTGGCCCTCCACGGAGGATACCCTCTAGCCGTCTAGACGGTGGGATAGACCACAACAAAACTGATCAAAAAAATTTCAGCTGAAGAAAGTACATATCATTTAACATTTAACAATGGCCCAACAGGCAACCCATAGTAATGCCTCGTTAACCCGTCAAGGTCAATCGAACGCAACGGGTGACGCAAGAGCACTATATCTCAAGCTGTTTTCAGGTGAGATGTTTAAAGGATTCCAGCACAATGCAATAGCTAGGGATCTTGTGATGAAGAGAACTCTTAAAAATGGTAAGAGTTTACAGTTCATCTACACAGGACACACAAAAGCCGAGTACCATGTACCAGGCCAGTCCATACTCGGTAACAGTGACGGTTCACCTCCTGTAGCTGAGAAGACTATTACAGTAGATGACCTACTTATTAGTTCAGCATTCGTATACGAGCTAGACGAAACATTGGCTCATTATGAATTGAGGGGAGAAATATCTAAGAAGATTGGATATGCTCTTGCTCAAAAGTATGATAGATTGATCTTCCGTTCTATTGCTCGTGGAGCTAGAGCTGCATCACCTATCACTAAGTCTGGTTTCGTAGAGCCAGGTGGAACACAGATTCGTGTAGGTACCAACAACCAAGCATCAGATGCTTATGTTGCTGCTTCACTAATCAATGCATTCTACGATGCTGCAGCTGCACTAGACGAGAAGGGCGTTAGCTCTGAAGGTCGTGTAGGTGTACTTAACCCAAGACAGTACTACGAGCTAATTCAAGCTGTAGGATCTAACGGTCTTGTAAACAGAGATGCACAAGGTACAGCCTTGCAGTCTGGTAACGGAATCATTGAGATTGCTGGTATCAAGATCTACAAGTCTATGAACATACCTTTCTTCTCAACATATGGTACTAAGTACGGTTCTGCATCTGCTACAAACCCTGGAGTAACATCTCCTGGTAACGTAGGTTCATTCGTTGGTGAAGCTGTCGAAGACGCTGCTAACGATGTAACTGGAATCAACAACGAGTATGGTGAAGAGACTGAATTCGCTAACTCTTGTGGACTTATCTTCCAGAAAGAAGCTGCTGGTGTAGTTGAAGCAATCGGACCACAAGTTCAAGTTACATCTGGTGACGTTTCCGTGGTTTACCAAGGTGACGTGATTCTCGGTAGACTCGCAATGGGAGCCGACTATCTAAACCCAGCTGCTGCTGTGGAACTTGTTGCTGGTGCTGCTGTCGGATCTTCTGGCAACGCTGCATTCTAAGCACATGTTTATATGGGAGGCTTCGGTCTCCCTTTTTCTTTATTAATATTATGCCTTTTCCAACCACTAACGCTACTCAAGAATTACCCGCTATAAATCAAATCCTGTCGTCATGTGGTCAGGCACCTGTAACTACGTTGGACACTACCAACCCTGACGTTGCGATTGCATACGATACGTTGTTACAAATAACAAGGGAAGTACAATCAGAAGGATGGACTTTCAATAGAGAGTTTCATTACGACTTCATACCTGATGTTAATGACGAAATTGCTATACCTAATAATGTACTCCAGTTGAAGTTAACTAAGAATACTTCTAACATGGATTACGATGGTGTAAAAAGACAAGGTAAACTATACGATAGGTTTAACCACAGATACACATGGCCTAACCATGATAAAGTAGAGTGTGATGTCGTATGGGAATTTGACTGGGTAGATATACCAGAACCAATACAACAATTTATAGTAGCTAGAGCTGCCTCTATTACATCTCAAAGGATAATAGGAGATGCAGATCAGTATGAAATGCTACAACAACAAGAAGCATTTGCTAGAGCGACTGCTTTAGAGTACGAAACACAACAAGGTCAGTTCACTATATTTGGTCATCCAAATGAACAGACAAATTACTACCCAGCTTATCAACCATTCCATGCACTTAGAAGATAATGCCAGCAATAACCCAACGAATAGATAATTATCTAGGTGGGGTATCTAAACAATCAGACGATAAGAAGCTTCCAGGGCAGGTTACAGAGTGCCTTAATGGGTATCCTGACCCTACCTTTGGTTTAACTAAAAGACCAGGCTTAAAATGGATTGCTAACTTAGGTACTGGTACCACATATGATAATTCAAAATGGTTCTACATAGCTAGAACTTCTGATGAAAAGTATATAGGATGTATTAAACCTAAACCTGATGGAAGTTTTGGTGATATAGATATATGGAATATTGATGGTACTGCATGTACTGTTAATATGGATACATCTACAGCTACTAATGCAGTTAATTATTTAACAGGATCAAGAACTAATTATGATATACTAACTGTACAAGATGTATCAATCATAACTAACAATCTACATACTGCTGCTGCTCAAGCTGAACCAACATTCAATGCTAATAGAAAAGCTACTGTAGTATTAAGCGGTAGTCCTCTTAGTAATGATTATAAGATCATTATGAATGGTACTACATTTACTCATACATCTAGTACAGGATCTAGTTATACAACTATCTTAGCAGCGTTTAAAACTGCTATAGATGCAGCTGGTTTCTCTGGTGTTACAACTACACAGTATCTAGAATCCTTACATATAGCAGACAGTAACTCTAATATAGTTATCGAAGCTAGTGGTGGTGACTCTGGTTCATCCATGAGAGTCTTTCAAGATCAAGTAGATAATGTATCTCAGTTACCATTAGAATCATTCAATAACCATACAGTTAAAGTACAGAACACATCATCTACTAACGACACATACTTTGCTAAGTTTGTAGCTGATAATGGTACATCTGGTCCAGGTTACTGGGGTGAGACAAGAGATCCAGAAGTATCTCCAGGTTTAGATGGAGCTACAATGCCTCATGAATTGGTTAATACATCACTTAATAACTTTACATTTAGACAAGCTACATGGATAGATCGTGCAGTAGGAGATGATAAGACTAATACACATCCTAGTTTTGTAGGTGCTAAGATACAAGAAGCTTTCTTTTATAACAATAGATTAGGATTCTTGTCTCAAGATAATGTGTCTATGAGTCAATCTCAAGACTTCTATAACTTCTATCATACATCAGCTCAAGTAGTAACAGATGCTGATCCAGTAGATGTTAGTTGTTCTACTATCAGACCTGCAGCTTTACACGCTGTATTACCTACTGTTCAGGGTTTAATCCTATTCAGTAAGAATCAACAATTCCTACTGTCAGCAGCTGACGGTGTGCTTACACCTAGCACAGCTAACGTAAGAACTATATCTAACTATGAGATGTCTACAGACGTAGACCCAGTTGATATAGGTACAAACATACACTTCATAGCTAAGACACCAAGTTATACTAGAACATTCTATATGCTAACTAGGGGTCAAGATGAAGGACCAACTGTATTAGACATAGGAAGAGTAGTTAATGAGTGGGTACCAGCTACAGTAGATACTTTGATAGCTAGTCCACAGAACCAATTCTTAGCTATGTCTAGTCAATCATCTAGATATATTTATTTCTTTAGAACATATCATGATGGTAAAGAGATGTTGGTTGAGTCTTGGTTTAACTGGAAAACATGTGGTACTGTACAAGCTATAGCTAGTGATTCAGATGAATTCTATGTTGTTAGTAAACAAGGTAGTCAGTTCACTTTATCTCAAGCTAGTATGAGTCAAAGTCCATCAGATGCTATTATAGTTAATAATGATGGTACTTCTATTAACCCATGTATGGATCTATATGCTACAGCAACTTCAGTAGTATGGGATTCTACTAACGAATTCTCTAAATGCTACATACCTTGGAATAATGTAACTGGTTTAAAACCTGTTCTAGTTATTAAAGGTACAGCAGCAGCTGGAGCACTAGTTGAATCTGGATTCTATACTAATCCAACAGTAGCTACAGATGGTAGTGGTACATATTTCAAAGTACCTAAGAAGAACTTAACTAGTGTAGCTAGTGATGTAATTGTAGGTTGGAGATATGATCTAGATGTAATCTTACCTAAGACATACTTCAGACCAGATGAAGCACAGAAGATAACTGACTATACTGCTAACTTAACTATCAATAGAATGAAGTTTGCTGTTGGTCTATCAGGTGGTCTAGGGTTTAAACTCAAGTCTACTGGTGTTAGACAAGGTTCTAAGACCTATACTGGTGACGGTAGTACTACTGTATTCTCTTGGATAGAAGATGATATATCTTATACAGACAACGATCAGATAAAAGTTAAAGTAGACGGTGCTGAAGTAACAGCATTCACGGTATCAGGAGATACACAAATAACATTCACTACAGCTCCAGTTAACGGTGCTGAGATTGTAATATATTTAGATGAATGGTATAACATAGAATCAACAACTATAGCTGATACATATCTAGCTAATGACGTAGCTCTATCTAGCAGCAACGTATTCTCTGTACCAATACATCAAAGAACAGATAATTTCCAACTTAGAATATTTAATGACTCACCATTTCCAGTGTCTTTAAACTCTATGATGTGGGAAGGTCATTACTCACCAAGATTCTATAGGAGGCAATTCTAATGGCAGCTGGTTTAGCAGCAGGTATGGCTATTGGTGGAGCTGCAGTAAGCGTTGTTGGCGGTCTCATAGGAGGCGGCAAAGCAGCCTCTGCAGCTGCCGACCAAGCGGAACAACAATCAAAAGCAACCCATGCTAGATGGCAATATGATCTAGATGCATGGGACATGAAAAAGTCTCAACTTCAAGCTCAACGGCAAGAAGCTGTAGATCGTATTATGGCTGAAGCTCGTAACGAAGGAAAAGTACGAGCATATAAAGATGCAGCAGCTCAAGATCAATATGACTATGCATTAAAAATAAGGAATGCACAACAAACATCTAATGAGATGGCATTCAAGAGATCAGATGATATATTCCAAGACCAAGTAACTCTCAATAATATGGCAGCTAAATCTGCTATGGATAGTGAGATAGTTAAATTAGAAGAATCAAAAACTGAAGCAAGATTTGATCGTAATGAAGCTTATCTTGAAATGCTTCAGGCTGAAGGTGCATTAAGAGCTAGATCAGCTTCTGGTCGAAGTGCTGTTAAAGGTATGCAAGCAACCATGGCAGACTACGGTAGGCAAATGGAAATGCTGAATGCATCTTTAGATAGTAACGAACGGAATGCTTACTCAGCTTTACAAGAAATAATAAGAGATAAATCATCCGCTGATTTAACAGCGTTTGCAAGTAAAATGTTAGATCCTGGTGTATTACCAGAACCGATCAT